TCGAGTCGGATTACGTCTGTGAATGTTTCCTGATTTAAAGACTTTTGATTACTTCGACTCAAGGCATACGATTGATAGCTTGAAGCGTTCCAATCTTGAAACTCAAATACGGCATTAGTACCGTACTTAGGTGAACCACTTGAACCGAATGAAGCTAAGTCAGGGTAGATAGTCGGGATGCCTGATGCGTTGTTATACACTTCACCAAATCCAATCCAATAAGGCGCACGAGCATTTGAAACCCTCTGTGTTCCACTTGCATTGAATGAACTTAGTAAGTCATAGCTTACATAGTTTTGAATAACCTCGTTAAGGTTTATCTCAATCGCTCCTGTGTTCGGTTGCTTTGGATAGGTTAACCTTGTTACGGGATTAGTTTGACCTGATACATTTACATCAACTAAGAATTGAAATCCTGATGCGAGTGCATTTGTACTACTCACATTGAATACCATTTCATTGAATGAATTTTGCCAGTTATAAGGGTTTGAAGATATTGTTATCATCTCATTAAATTATTTGCTAAAGTTATTGTTATTGATGCTCCGAGTGCATTCGCTAATCCTGATGCCATGCTTTCTAAGGTCGCCTCTGTGACTGCATCTGTAATAAACAAAGTAGGTTTAAGTCCTTTCTTTTTTATATTAGTTCCCGCACCATAAGCCCACTGAGTAAGTTCATCGGTTTGTACTTTGTTTCTTTGTCGCTTAGTTAAGTTTCTTGTCTGTGAATATCTTGAATCTAATTGAAAACCTCTTTTACTAAACCACTCTCTTAGTGACCTATTAAATTTTTTAGAAACGTAATTGTTTTTAAAACTAAATGGACTATTGTATTTGTGTTCTGTACCGCTCACACCCTTATCCACGAAGAAGGCATAATCATTCCCTTGAATAGTTACTAAGTAGTTTTTGCCCCTTGTTTGAACTGGCAGGGCAATGATACTTTGAAGCAACTCCGATTCTGAATAGTACGCCTGCTTTTCGGTTAAGTTAGATTTTAAAACGTCTGTTAGTGCTGATGCAAATTGATATAATGCCTTTCCGATTATAGTATCGAATTGAACCACTCCGTATTGGTCAGGGTCTTCACCTAAGTCACCTAATAATTGTTTATAATCTACTTTTTTCACTTGCGGCTCTCCTGACTTCTTCTGAGTGGTCTATGTGGTAACTTAATAAGTTTAAGAATTGAATTATAGGTAAGTTCAAAAAGTAATCCCATTTCGTTTTATCATTGTTTGACAGATTGTCTATGGTTGCAACCCATCCCCATTTTTTTGCGAATTCGTTTCCTTGAGTTTCCTCTCCAATTCCCTTAATTGATTGAGGGAATAAGTTTGGATATCTTTCAATGATTTGTCTAAGATTTGGCAAAAAAAAAGCGTAATAGGATAGGCTTGTAAGATTGTCATGTGTTCAAGTAAGTGATTACTTATCTCCTCATGGTTATCACCGTTATACTCCTCAACCTTTCCCAATCCCCACCAACCGCCAATAGGTCTAATTACTGATGCAAGTATCTTATGAACATTCTTTGCGGGGTCAGTTGATGCGAAGTGCTGAATGTCGATGAATTGGCCCGCTGTTAATTTACTCACGTTGTAATCAACCTTAAACCACTTGCCGCCAATCTTAATCTTATCTTTTAACTTTGCTGCTATTGGTAGACTTTCAAGTTGACTCAACTTATTATCTAAGGCGAATATATCTTCAACTTCTCTTTTGTAGATTTCCACAACAGGAACTTTGAACACGATTGCAAGTCTATTGGCTGCGTATTCCAAGCGGTCCAAATGCTTATTAATAGAATTCAGTTCGATTGCTTGACTTAGGTTTAATTCTTCGTATATCTTTCGCATTGTTTTAAAGTATTAATTTAGGCTCTAATTGTAACGTATTTCCCTTTTAAGTTCTCGTTTAGTTTCATCAAAGCTAAATATCTGCTACTATCAATTAAGTGATTATTGAAGTCTACCGGTTCGTTAATTGCCTTGCCTGCCTTATCTGTTTTCCACTTGTACGTCCTGAATTCCTTTTGCAGATTAGACCCAATTAAAAAGATTTTAAAACGTCTAAGAATGTCGATTGAATTAATAATCGAGTCCTTACCCTTTGCCGTTGGTTTGATATTGAAACCCATTCGATAAACTTCCTCAATACTTTTAGGCTCGGCACTATCAGCAAAGATTTCATCTCTTTTGTTGATTCCTAATTCAGATATTTTCTTTGCTATGTCCTGGTTAGTTAATCCTCTTTCGTAAAGCTTCTCAACAAGGTAAAGTTCATTGTCACGTCTGTAAACTGAAACTAATGCTGTCGGGTCATTGGTAAAACCCCAATCTAATCCATGCCCTATGAACTTCGCATTCTCAGGAACTGCCAAACAATTAACCCAATTGTTAAAGACTAATCCAACTAACTGCCCACGTTCACCTAATCCGAATATCTTCCAATACTCAGGGTCTGCATCTTTAAGACTTTCAATTTCTCTTTTAAGTGCATCCGGTAGGTGAGGATTATCTTTGTAAGTAGTTATTAAAGTTGAGCAATCTTCTCTGGTAAGTACATGGTCATAAATCCAATGTTCAAAGTCTGAGGGGTTATAGTCGATAATAACCTTGCCCGATGTTCTTAAAAGTAATTGACGCCAATCTTCTAACTCCAACTCATTAGCTTCATTGATAAACAATATGTCACGCTTACGACCTCTTACTTTGTCTGCTACGTCTAAACTAAAAAATTCTACTATGTTCTTATTCAGATAGTAGATGTTTTCGGTTTTATTATGTAGGGCTTCATTGTACTGCCCGATTGATTTTAATATGTCTATAAAGTCACGCATTGCAGACATCTTAAGAGCGGGTAAGGTTTTCCTAACTATCGATATAGTCATGCCCTCATAAGTCATACATTGACGTATCAACCATTGCAGGGCTGAATACGTTTTCCCTGAGCGTGTACTCAACCCCCTTGCAGGGCAACTATTCGGGAGTTACCTTCTGCAAGGGATTTCTGTAAGTGTATAAAGTTAGGATTGAATAAGGTCATTATTTATGTGAATGGTGGTTAGTTTAATTAAAACCCGACTTTTTTGCTATTCAGATTTATTTGAGTTGCTGTTTTCAATCGGAGCGGTTAACCAATCAGGTAACTTGTTGACGTTTATTGTTTGGTCAACTTCTACCTTATCACCGTACTTCTTAGGTTTTAGTTTGGCTGCTATCCATTTGCGGGCTTCAACTCTTAGCTTACTTCTATTAGTCCATTCAGTATTTTCAACTTCGATAAGGTCGCCCGCCTTCCCTACAATTGTTTTAGTGTCGTTTGTGGAATCGTCTGCAATCTCAATGATTTGGTCTGCTAATAGTTCGGCTTGTGCCTCGCGTGCGCGGGCGTATCTGTTAGATAACTCCGCATCTTCTTTTATCCATTCAAAAAAAGTTACTGCACTAATGCCTACCTCTTTACATATCTTATGCAGTCCTATTGAAGTAGTTGATATTTGATTGCAAATATTTTCAAATAGTTCCTCACTAAACTTTGTTGGTCGCATTTCTTATTACCTCCTTGTATAATTCTAATCTTAATTCGTTTACCTTTTCTATATTGTGATTCTCTTTAACCTCATTGTAAAGGTTTTCAGATAGTTCACTTCTTAACTCGGGCAAAGTTATGAGTTTTTTTATTTGTTTAAACCATTCTTTTTTATTTGCCGTCAGACAGTTCTTTTTATTCTTTGCTATATTAGTGTAAGGATATTCATCTGAAACGATTACAGATACCTTTTTTGCACCCATTTCAAGCATTTTCAATTCAGACTTGCATCTATTAAAGGGTGTATCTTTTAGAGGGATTAAACCAATGTCAAACATATCATACGCACTGGCATAAGTGAAGGCATCCATTCCGTTTATTCTGCAGTATTGTTCTTGACTTATTCTGTAACCACTCGTGAAAATGTTTTCGTACTCTTTCCACATTGCATCTCCTTCAATAAATCCGCTTAAGATTAGTCTGTACTTGTTTTGAGTATCAGGGTCTGACTTTAGTTGTAGGAATGATTCAGCCAATAACACTAAATCGTGGTGATGTGTTACCGACCCGCTCCAACCTATTTGAATGTGATCTGTTTTCATTCGCTTTACTTTTAGATCAGGTTTGAATTGGTCCTGACTAAAGTCGATTGCATTTGGAATAACATGAACATTTTTATTTAAAGGACTCACCATGTTTGCAAGGTGTCTTGTCGTCACCATTACTGCATTTGCTTGCTGTAAGTTGTAGGTAATCTGTTGAGCGGTCTTTTTGTTTACCCAATCTTTTTTAAGTGGGTGATTATGTGGCAACACCCATGTATCATCCCTATCAATTATAATAGGTATCCCTATTCTTTTAAGTTGTTTCCAAAGTATTTCTTGAAAACCCATTTTTGATACAACCGAACTTGAAATGATTAAATCGAATTGATGAAAGAATGAATCGGGCAAATGGTCAATGATGTGAGCAGTTGTTATCTCGACTTCCTCTAATTCGTTTAGCTTTCCATGTGGAATTAAAAGTCGGTGGTATTCAACCCCGCTTATTTTCTTGTCACAAACTTGAAGT